ATGTTGCGCCGCCTTTCGCTGATCCGCCGTCTGACCCTGTTCTTCACCCTGGTGGCCGCCAGTGTGGTGCTGGGATTGGGCGGGCTGTTCATGACGGCGGCGGACCGTCATTTCATCGAGCTAGATCGCAGCGTACTGCAAGACAAGCGACACCTCATCGACGACATCCTGGCCAGCGCCAATTCTGCCGAGGACCTGCGTTGGCGGCTCTCCGAAGCGCTCAACCATCATCACGGGCTGTTCGCACGGGTGACCACTCCGACAGGCCAGGCCCTGTTTCAGACCGAGGGCTTTCCGGAACCGGATCGCTGGCTGTTGCCTGAGCACGAAACGCTCCTTCATACCTTGACGAGGGAGCAGCACGGACAGCAGCAATACCGCACCCAGCAGTTCCGTGCCCAGGCGCAGTACGCGCCCGAGTCCCCACTGGTGATCACACTGGCCATGGATACGATTCACCATCGGCATTTTCTGGATGATCTGCTGCGCACCTTTGCGGTGTATGCCCTGGCCGCCATTCTGGCCAGCGGGCTGCTCGGATGGGCCGCCGTCTACTACGGTCTGGCCCCCCTGCGCGCGATCAAAGCGCATGCGGCTGCAGTGACCGCGCAACGCTTGCAGGCGTGCATGCCGGTGCAGGCCGTCCCTGCGGAAATGGCCGATCTGGCTCAGACACTCAATCAGATGCTGGAGCGTCTGCAGGACGACTTTCGTCGCTTGTCGGAGTTTGCTTCGGATTTGGCCCATGAGTTGCGCACCCCGATCAGCAACATGCTGACGCAGACCCAGGTGACCCTGGCGACCCCGCGCGAGAACGCCGCCTACCGTGACATCCTGGCATCCAATGCTGAGGAGTTGCAGCGCCTGGCCCGCATGGTGGCTGACATGCTGTTTCTGGCTAAAACCGAACGGGGTGTGGATCTGCCGCACAAGGAACGCTTCATGGCGGCCGATGAAGCCCAGGCTTTGCTCGACTTCTACGAGGCGGTGGCGGACGACAAAAACATCCGCCTCACGGTGCAGGGCAACGGTAGCATCGAGGGGGATCGCCTGATGTTCCGCCGCGCGTTGAGCAACCTGCTTTCGAATGCGCTACGCCATGCCCCGGCAGGTAGCCACGTGCGGATCACGGTGGCTGAGCGGCCAGCCGGCACCGAGGTTACTGTGGAGAACACTGGCGAAGACATCGATCCCCAGGTGCTACCGCGACTGTTTGACCGCTTCTACCGCGCCGACTCCGCGCGCGCTCATCCGACCTCCGATGGCGCTGGGCTCGGCTTGGCCATCACCAAGGCGATTGTCGAAGCTCATGGTGGGCGCGCCAGTGTGAAGTCTGCGCAAGGCGTCACGTGTTTTTCCCTGGTTTTTCCACACTCGGGCGAATGATGTTTTTCACACACTTTTTGGATTAAACGTTGAGAAGCAGCCAAGCAGCCTCGGTCTCTCTGCGAGTGACAAGCCCCGGCAGTACTTTCCCACCGCCATAGACCCAGCGCCGCAGCTCCCTTGCGGCGGCAGCCCAGTCCCGCTGGTTGACGCGCCGTCGCAGCGTCGACGTCTGTAATCGCCCGACGCCGAGGTTGAATGTGAAATCCACGATGGCAGCGAGCCTGCTTTCGGGCTCGGTGGCCAGCACCGGGCAGAAGCGCAGCGTGGCGGCGAGCGCCGATTGCAGGTCGCGCGCCAGATAGACCTCGGCTTCGGCTTCGGTGATTGGCGAGTGCTTCGGATCGCAAAGATGGCCGTATCCAATTGTCCAGAAACCGGCGGGGCACACGTAGGCGATGGCGGTGATTTCAGCGCCGCGCTTCACTTTGCGCTCGAACCCTTCGAAATGTTTGGCCAGCTCGATAGCCGTTTTCGGCACCCCGGTCACGAACGCACCCGGTCAAACACGCGCCCGAGGAACCAGAAGTTCAACACCCCGGCCCACAGCGCCTGATCGGCTTCCGTCCAGGCATGCAGGATGGCTGTGCCCCAGCCAGCGCCAGCGGTCACGGCAGCCACAAATGCCGCCGTCTTGGCAGCGCAGTACAGGGCCATGAACCAGTAGGTGATCACTGGACGCACGCTGGTTGAGAGCGCGTCGGCCCAGCGCACGCCGGTCTTCTCACCCTGGGTGCGGACGGCGTCGCGCAGCGCATCGATGGCCCCGACGTTCCACGCCGCATCGGCGCTCGCGCCGATTTCGGCCATCCGCTGCGCGCCACGCAACCTTTCAAACTCCAGCGCCTTGTCCTGCATCGCCAGTTCGTGACCACGCTCGCCTTGGCGGTCCAGCCACTTGAGCAGTTCGGGCGCGAGACGGAAGGCCCCTCCAAGGAGACCACCGAGCAGGGTTTCGATCATTGGCCACCTCCGAACACCTTGAGCTTGATGACTGCCCCTGCGACCAGCGCCAACAGGAAGCCGGTGGTGATCACCTTGACCACCGTCTGCCACGCGGTGTGCTTGGCCGTGTTGAAGGCCTCCAGCAGGCCCCGCAGCTCGCGGATGTCGCTGGCAGCGTCTTCGCCATCGAGGCCCACGTCAGCCAGCGCGTGGCGAGCGCCGCGTTCGGCGACGCGCTCCAGCAGTTCTTCGAATTCGTCCTTGGGCATGGTCACCATGCCCTCGGTCACAGTCGGTGCGTTCATTTGCGTGCTCCAGAAATGCGAAACCCGCCCGATGCGCGAGCATCAGGGCGGGTCTCAGGGTTGAATCAGTTGGGTTTCAGATCTCGATGATTTCCAGCGTCAGGCTGGGGGCGATGCCTTCGATGGCGTCGTCGCGGACGAACACCTTCTGGCCAAGGGCCGCAGAGCCCCTCGCCTTTATTCGGCCACCACCGGGTAATGCGACAGTGACCACGCCAGAGCCGACATCGATCACGGTGCCCGCCTGCAGCGGCGGGTCGGGGATCAGTTGGCGAAACTGCTCGTAGAGGTTATGCATAGGCCTGCACTCCCAGCGTCTGCCAGACCTCGGGCATACCGGCTTCCACTTGGGTCGCGCGGACGATGCCGAGCCGAGTGGTGCTGCCATCCTGGTACTCCACGAACGCGCCGGGTTCGATGATCCCGGTCTCGGCGAGCAACGGCAGGCGCAGGCTGACCTCGATCTGCTGACCCGTGTCGGCCAACACGGAGATGCCACGCTGACGCGCGGCGGCGGCTTCGGTGATGAGCGGATCAACGACCATCGGTGCCAGCACATCTCCGGCAGTCCCGGCCCGGGTCACTTGCCCGAGCACGCCGACGTCCTGCCCGGAAACAAACACGCGGTTGTACGCAGGCTTTTCCAGCCAGCGCAGCGACTCGCGGGCGACAGCATCGACTGGCAACACGAAGTCGGGCGTGACCGTGCTCCATTCCCAAGGGGCGACCGGGTAGCGATGACGCACGCGGATGCTCTGGGCCGAGGGATGCGGAATCAAGTAGCCACCCGCAGCGCCAGCGATGGCGCTCAACGCCTCGATCCACGTTCCCTGCTGCGCGAACGCACCGGCGGGGACGTTCCAGTCCGTCAGGCCCCAATCGACCGCCCAGCCCAGCGGGATGCCATTGACCGTGAGCACATCGTCCATCAACTGCCGAGCAGTGCGGCCCTCGGTATTCGAGAACGTCATCACCGGCGCGTAGGGCGCGGCCAGAACGGCGTTGCGCCCCCGTCCGGAGATGCGGATGCTGGCGTCACCAAAGATGCGCTCGCGGCTGATGCTCTCGGCCAGCACGCGAAACGGGGTGCCGTTGATGCTGGCCACGAGTTCGACGGGCCCGGATGCGCTGCCGGGCGCGACCAGGGCCTCGGCCCTGGCAGGCAGAACCGCATCGAAGCCCCACGCCCAAGACGAGGCATCGAGTGACAGCGAGAGATTGAACACCGGTATCGGCGCGCCATCGGACACGCGGAACAGGGTCACGTTGTTGATCACGAAATAGACCCTCCGAACAGGAATGACCACCGGCTCACCATCCGGAGGAGGTGGGGTGACGTGGCTTTCACAAAGGAACAGCAGATGCCCATCGGTCGCGGCCAGCGCGGCAAACAGCAGGTGCGGACTGGGCGTGTAGCAAGGCTGCGGAACGGGCGGCTCGGGCACCACCCACCGGCTGATGCCCGGTGGCGGCGGCACCGCCTCCTGATACCTGCCCTGCCAGCCCTTTAGTTGCGGCCGTGCGGTCTGAAAATCGCTCCCCTGGCCACGCACCACCAACACAGCGCTTTGCCACCGGGACAACCTCCCCGCGCGCTTGGTGCGGTCACCGTCCTGATGCCGGAACCGCGTGGCATCCCGCAGAGGGCCTGCGTTCTGGAACAGACCGCGTCGGGCCGCTTCAAACCGCGTGGCGTCCTGGTGCGCGAACCACGTCGAATCCTGCAGCCGGGTCGCATCCTGGTAGCGAGCGCCTCGTTGCTCTGGCGCTGCTGCCAGCACCGGTGGCAACCTGTGCTCGATGCCTTGAGGAACACCCAAGGTGCGTCGCCAGAACGTGTCCCAGCCTGCGGGTGTAGCGGCAGCGTCCTGCTGGCCCTGCGTGGCACCGTCCTCGGTCTGTCTCGCCAATTGCCAAGGGTGAGCGGTCTGGCCAACCGTCGGTCGCTGCGTGCGCGAGTAGTACCGGACCTCGCCGGAGAACACGACACCGGGAAGACTTGCGCCCGCCACGTCCAAGGGCACGCTCGGGCGCAGCAGCAACGTTCTGACCGTCAAGGCAGGTAGCTCGGCCAGCAGTTCGGCCCGCGCTGGCGGGATGAACTTGATCGCCACGACCGGCAACGGCAAGTTGGCCAGCACCACGACGTCGTCGCGCGGCGCGATGAAGCTCGCCCCGAACACCAATTCGGCGTCGGTTGCTGCGGGTTGGTCGAACAGCAGGTCGACCAGTGGTGGCTCGATCTGAATGCTGACTCCGGGCACTGGCAAAGTGGCGGCCAGCGTCAGTTCGCTGGGTGCGCTTGGCACGGCCTACCCCAGGATCGCAGACACCATCCGGGCATCGCCTCCCAGATAGAGGTTGGTGCTGGCCAGCTTTACGTCACCGCTGCCGTCGGTGCCGCTGCAGTCCAGATCCAGGGCGGTCACCTCATTGCCGTTGACCAGCCGCGCCCAGGTGGCGATGCCGGTCGCCGTGATCAGTCCGTCTTCTTGCTGGGTCAGCGTCAGGAGTCCACCTGCAATCGTGCCTGCGGGTTTGGTCAGCCTGATCTCGACCAGCATCGCGCTGGTCGGCGTCGTGGCCGGGGTGGCGGGTCGCGTCCCGCCATAGATGCGCAGACGCGCCGGGTTACTGCCTGCATCCAGGAATGCCAGGGTGCCCGCCAGCCGCGCCTCGTTGTGTTCAACAGTGATGGCAACGGTCACGGCATCATCTCCGGGCGTAGGTTGTCCGCGATCACGGCGCGGTACATCTGCTTGTAGTCGTAGCTGACCACGGTGTATCTCTGGGACGTATCGATCAGCTCGAATCGATACGCTCCAGTGGCATCGCTCCAGGTTTCGGCCACCAGGACGCGGGTGTTTTCGCTGACCAGTTGCACCCGCCGCACCAGGGGCTGGTCGGGCTGGCCCTTCTCTTTGACGGTTCCCGCGATGAAGCCGTGGCCACTGAAGTGGATGTCCTTGCGGCCATTCGGAATTGGGTGGAAGTGCCAGTCGTAGCCACCGCTCCGGCTCCACAGCTCAGAGTTGGGGCTGTTCAAGCGCATCAGGTCGCAATCGGCGTTGACGCCGATGTCGGCGGCAGGATCAGGGAGCACCGACGTCGATCCACCGGCCAACGGCAACAGGTCATCGGCGACGTTCACGCTCACCGTCGGGGGAAACGCGGGCAAGCCAGACGGAACGTCACCGGCAATGGCGTGGACACGGGCTGTCGCCCCGTAAAGGAACACGCCCGGAATCAGCTTGCCACGGTAGGCAGCATCGCCGATCTGGAACATCAGCACGCCACCAGCCTTGAACTGAATCAGCCGCGCCCACGGCACACCATTGGCGTCGAAGGCTCCGACGATCACCTCGCAGCGCAGCATCAATCGCTGGCCAACGTTGAAGGTCGGGGCCACGTCGGCAACACCAGCGACGGGCTTGGCCCCTTCGTTGATACCGCCGGATACCGCTGCGCCGTCACCGAAGCCACTGTTCCAGCGGGTCACGCTCCAGGCACCGTCCAGATGGGCAAACCGGTAGCCTTCGGAGCCATTGCCCGTCGTCATCCACAGGCCGATGTGTTTGCGGGCGCTCGGGTCGGTCAACAACTCGACATCGGCCTCGAACCAGAAATCGCCGTGGGCGGTTTCGTTGAAGCGCAGGATGGACTGACTGTTGGGGGCCGAGATGTCGATGCACTGCTGCACGCTGTTGTGCGTCGCGGACATTCCACCGAGGACTGCGGTGTAGCCGGTGGCAGGAGCCGTGGCGAAGGTTTCGCTCAACGGGTAGCTCATGGCTTACCTCCACGGCCCGGTGATGTCGAACGCGATCTGCGCGCCTTCGGTTTCCGAGCTGTACTGCGTCCTGACCAACAGGAAGCGCTTGCCCGCCTGACCGACGACGTTGTCCACGATGGTCTGATCGCTGTAGGGGCGGTCTTGCGGCATCCACAGCATCCCGGGCAGGATTCCGCGCATATGGCCGTCCTCCTGCCGCACGTAAGTAGGCAGCAGCCACAGGCTGTAGTCGGCTCCGTTCGGAAACGGCGTCGGGCCCCGACCGCAGATCTGCTGGCCGTTGTTGGTATTCAGGGAGGTCAGCCCGAAGCGAACCGGATTGCCGAGCTGGGTGTGATTGCGCAGCAGCACCTTCCCAGTGAAGTCCAGGGACGAAACCAGCCCGTAGCCGCTGAACTGGCCGGGATAGCTCCAGTAGTTGCTCATCCCCGAGTAGTTGTCGTCGGCAGCCAGCACCGTGGCGTAGTTGTCGCCGGGTTTGAAGCTGATCAGATCGCCGAAGCAATAGCTGTTGCGGCCGTACCAGCCGTAGCCCGCTGCATTGGTGCAGAACAGGAAGAACAGGCGGTCGTCACCGATCAGCACCCAGTTGCGACCACCTCCGCCGCTGTCGCCGTTGCTTTCGTACTGAGGGCCACGCGCGTGGAACCATTTGTACCAACCCCACTGGCTGGCAGTGACCTGTTTCCAGTTCTGCGTTGGGTTGTTCGGGTCATAGGGAGCCTGCGCGCCAACGATGGTGTCGATGTCAGACAGGTCTTCCACGATCCCGACGTTGGCCCACTTGGCCCAGCCCGTCGTGTAGTTGGGGGTCTTGAGGCTGTTGTCGATCAGCAGGATGTTCTGCGGCGACTGCGGGTTCTTGCTGCGGTAGGCGGCCTTGCTCGTCCCCGCGAAAGGCTTCTCCCACCCAAGCGGAGCCACCTTGGCGCTCAGGTTCGTGGTGGTCGTCGCGGGCGACACCGGTGTGCCCGTCACCGCGTAGGTGAACGTGGTCATGGTCGTCGTCAGCACGCGGAACGATCCGTTGTACTCGGGCTGCTCGGCTCCGGCGACCAACACCACCTGATGTGGCTGGTAGGCGTGTCCAGCCGTGATGGTGGCGGTGGCCACGCCACTGGCGAAGGTCAAGGTGTCGATGGCCTTCAAGGCGAAGCCGTTGACGAGGCAGGCATCGAGCATCGTCACCAGATCGCCCCAGTTGTTGGCGATCTGGGGTGCGCCAGTCATGCCGCTGTTGAAGTATTTGACGGTCAGGTCGGTCATTTCATTGGTTCCTGTCTACGAATTCAGGGGGTGTCCACGTCGCCGCGAATTAGCAACGTGAAGTTGTCGTCGGGTACGGACTCCGGTCCCTGCTGGACGGTGCGCACCACCCAGACCGGGAACTGCGCGCCGATGGTGTTGAAGCGCAGCACGTTGCCGGTGGCCCAGCCATTGCCCCAACCCAGCGCGGGCAGATGGAAATACGGCACGCCGGTGGCCGGGTTGTTGGGGGCGCAGTCGGCACTGGTGTTGCCCGTGGCAATCACGCCGACGTTCTCGCCGATGACCTCGAACGAGGTGCTATTGGTGAGGCGCACGATCCAACGTTCGGTCAGCGCGCCACGATTGGTCACGCGGATCGGGTACTGTGTGTTGTTGAAGGTTGCCGTCGCCGAGCTTCCCGACAGCGCATCCGACCACGCGCCGTTCCACGTTGCTTGGTCGAAAACGAGATTCACGCGGGCGAACAGGTCTCCAGCGACCAGGGCGCTGGAGACGTGACTCCCCAAGGGATATTCGTGCGTCAGTGCCCGCGTGAAACTGATCTCGCCACTGATCTGCACATCCCGCACCACGGCCATGTCCTCGATGCGGTGCTCGATGGTCACGGGCTGGCTGTAGCCCGACACGTTGATGAAGGTGACGGTGCCCGCTTCCAGATCGGTGGAGTACCCGGTGTTGATCACCGCTCCGTCGTGGCCGACGACGCGCACGCGCGACAGGCGCACTCGAGCGCAGTTGATGGTCTGGCCGTTGCTGACCGAGGTCGTGATCTTGCCGGTGTGGCCCACCACGGCGAAGCCACCCGGGCGAAAGATAGGCACGCGCCCATCGCTGGGCAGGCGCACCGGATCGATGCCAAGCAAATCAGCGTCCAGCGGCAGATAGCTGTAGGCCACAGCGCTGTAGCGCACGCTGGATGCAGCCACTGGCTCGGGTCGGAAGATCTTGCCGTCCGTGCCCACCCGGTCGGCGGCGTACCAAGGCTGGCTCTCGTTCCCTGCCGCCGTGACCATCGTTCCGAAGCGAACGCGCACCAGACCGGTCTCGTAGTCGACGCTGCCGCTGATGCCGGTTGCCTCGATCTTGCCGTCAATTCCGGCCGTCACGTTTTGCGTGCCACCAACCGCGCGGGCATACTGGATCGACAGCGACCCAGGACGAAGCGGTGCCGCGCCAGTTCGGAACACGAACTCGCTGGAGATGTTCTCGCCGACCGTGGTCACGCAACTGGCTCGCGTGATCGCGTTGTTCGTGCCCGCCGTCCAGGACGTCAGCGCCACGTCCCCGGACAGGTAGTTGATCGTGCCGCGCGTGACCCAGCCACTGGTGGTGAACTCCCGCAGGGTGCCCTGGCCGTTGTCGCCCCAAGGCTGCGCGCCACTGATGGAGAGAAGCACCGTGCCCGTCACCACCTGGGCATTCACCCCCGGCACCAGCTTGAAGGCCGGTAGGAACTGGAACGTCTCGGTCTGGTTGCTGGTCGAGCCCGCGCTGTTGTAGCGCAGCTTGACGTAGCCGGACTCGTCGTTGGGGTACAGCGATGGCGCATCCACGTAGGCAATGCCGCCGTAGTTCAATCGCCACCGACCGGTGCCGTTGATGGCGACTGCGGTGTAGACCGGGCGTGGGATACGGATCGAGACATCTGGATTGAAGGTCACCTGACCGGTTGCGTAGTTGACGGTGCCAATCGAGATTCCGTTCAGCACTACACCGCCGTTCCCGTCATCTCGGGCGATCTGGGTGGGGTCGCGCCAGATCGAGACGGCGATGCCCATCTCCTGCAATTGAGCGAAGGTGTACGCGCCGAGAACCGCCTCGTCGGTGAACGTGTTCCACTCGACTTCGAGCGAGCCCGGTTCAATGGCCCCCAAGGTCGCGGTGACTGGCAGCGTCCCCACACCATTGCGGGAGGGGTGAGCGAACGAGTCCTCCTGCTTCGGGCCTGCGACGTAGCTCACAGTGAGTTGCGTGCCCACCGCTGGCAGCACATTGGGCGCGAAGTCCACGCGGTTCTGCGCAACGCTCAGACTGCCAGTGGCAGCACCCGACAGCACGCCCGACGTGGCTGCCGTTGCCGTCTTTGTGCCGCCGTACTCCCAGGACACGGTGAGCGACCCGGGTTGCACCGCCGTCCCTGCAGGTGGGTTCAATGCTAGGCTTTGGGCGGCCTTCAGGGTGGTGGACGGCTGCTGCGTCTCCTGCGTCGGCACGTTCCAGGTCAGCACGAGCGAACTGCCGACGTCGGGCAATGCGCCCAAGGTGACGACGAACGCGCCGGTGTTCCGGTTGAAGGTGCCCGCGCCGTAGCTGGCGTCCAGGCCCTTGAGGGAGCCGTTGCCACTGTCGGAAAGCACATACCAGCGCCCTTGGGCCATGTAGCTGATCGACAGCGTGCCGGGCTGCGGCACCGGGTTGACCGTACCCACGTAGGACTGGCTGCGCGACTCGGGCGTGACCGGGATCTCCGAGCTTTGCGGCGCACGCAAAATCTGCGCGGCAGGCGTGTAGGTGACCGCTTTCGCGTTCGACATCGTCCCCGAGTTCAGGGTCAGGATGCCGTTGGCGTAATCGATGGTTCCGACCGTCCCGCTGGCGGTTTTGAGCAGGCCTGCGTCGTCAAAGATCGTGATGCCGTCCGTTCCGATGGTCAGTGACCCTGGCAAGCAACCGCCCGGCAGATTGAATTTGATGCTGGTCGTCCATGCGTGGCTGGCCGTGTAGCTCACCGCGACGGCCCCTGGTACTGGCAGTCCTGCTGCCGCATACGGCGGCACGAAGGAAATGGGCGTCTCGGTCTGCGCGCTCGGCACCAACTGCGTGTAGATCGAGGTGCCCTTGATCGTGAAGTCACCGACGGCGGCGGCCTGCGTCAGCGGTACTACCCCGACGTAGGTTCCGGCGTCCGCCACGACCGTGTCGCGCGTCTTGGTGCTATTCGCGGCGCGAGTGAACGTCCGCGTCGCGGGCGAGCCTGTGAAGTCGTAGCGCAGGGCGTCGCTGATGTCGACCGTGACGATGCTGGCCTTGTAGTCCTTGTCACCGTCGTAGGTGAAGGTGCGCTCGACGACAGACACCGAGGTGGCCCGGACGTACTGCTCCTTCTGGGTGCCCAGCCCCTCGTTCTCGATCAAGACCAGCGTCTGGCCGACATTGGTAACGGTGTCGGTGGTGCGCTGGAAAAGCTGAATGACGCGCTGGCCTGCGATGTGGTTCTCGAACAGGTAGCCCGCCCACTCGGGGCCCTTGTTGAGGTAGGCCTCGATGCGGACTTGCGCCTGCTCGCGGGTGTCGAAGGTCTTCTCGGTGCTGAACAGGGTGACGCTGACACGGGCATCCTGCGGCGGCTCGGCCACGATCACATTGGCACCGAAGTAGGTGTCGGTGTCGTCGGTCTGCACCGAGACGAAGGACTTGCGCAGGTTGACCCGGCCTCCGGCGCGGTCCAGTTCCGAGATGTCAGGGAAGATGGCGTTCGAGACACCATCGGCAATGGTGTTGCCCCTGGGCGCGCCACCGCCCTCGGGCACGTCCGCCATCACGGCGGACTTCAGCAGTTTCACGTCGCCGGATTGGATCGGCATTTCAGATCTCCAGGAATCGAAGGGTCAGGCGATAGAAATCGGAATCGGCCCGCGCCGGAATACCCAGCACGGGTTCGGCTTCGATGGCCGTTTCTGCGTGGCGGAAGGCCACGGTGAACGTGCGGCCATCGTTGAGGCTCAGGACGAAGCGGCCTGTGGCATTGCCGACGGGAATTGCCGCCCACGCACGCAGCTGCTCGACCGTGGCGCGCGTGACCCAGGCCATATCGGGTGCGCCCACCAGCGTGATGGGACGACCGGCTTGCCGGGTGGCAGACTGGATCAGCAAGGCTCCGGTGATGAGGTAGGACGTGGACGCCACAGCGGGCGACCATGCGTGCTCATCACTCCACAGCAAATCGTCAGGCAATGGCAAAGCCACCCCGGCATCGAGGTTCGTCAGTTGCATCGGGAATCCTTCAGGCAGAGAAACAGGAGCGCACGGTCAAGCCGTGCGGGCGCGGGCGGCGTCCAGCAGTTGCAGCAGACGAGACTCGTCTCGTGCGTCGACGGTGGCGTTCACCTTCTGCTGCCCCGAGGACAGTTCCACGCGCACCGTGCGGCTGGGCCCGGCATCGCTGGCCAGCACCGGTCGGGCCAACCGCGAGCCACTTGGCTGCACCAGCCCACCCGTGGCGAAGCCCTGGACGCCCGTGAGCGCCCGACCAGCCAGGGCTTGCGCCGGGGCGGACAAGTTATTGATTGCCTCGAAGAAGCCAGCGCCGTAGCGGGAAACGGCATCCTTGTTCACGACAAACTCGCCCGGCGTGAGCATCGCCGGGACGGTATCGGACTTGGCCATACCGCCGCGCCGGTAGAACTCGCCCTGGTTCTGCTCCATGTAGTCGATCAGCTCGCGCTCCAGGTCTTTGCCCCAGAGCAGCGGCTGGGCCATCGCCTGCCGCCACGTCTGCTTGATACGTTCCAGGTTCTGGCGCTCGTTGCCGGTGAGCGTCTTGCGGCTGATGAAGTCCTCCAGCGCACGCCGATCCTGCTGCGCCTGCTTGCCGTAGCTCTCCATCGTCTTGCTGCGCATGTCCAGACTGACCGAGGCACCGTAGTTCCACTGCAGCCAGCCCGTGTACTCGTTCATCCCTTGCAGGCCGAGGTCGATCATCTTCAGAGCTTCGACCGCCTCCCGGTTCTTCTTCGGGACTATCGGTTTGCCATCGGGATCGGTACCTTGGGGGCGACCGTTGCCAAAGGCCTGCACGCGGCCGCCGACGGCGAATCGGGCCACACCGTTGGCCAGCCGGGAGAGCGCACCGCCGCCGTACTTCTGCACCGCGGCCTTGCGAATCACGAAGGCACCGGCCTCCAAGGTGCGCGGCACCGTGTCGTGGTGGCCCGAGCCGGGAACCGATCCGCCGCTCATTCGGGGAAAGGCTGGGGCAACAGCACCGCCGTCAGCAAAGCGGCGCACGCCACTGCCCACCAACCCACCAGTGGCGTTTGCCTCCACCTTGCGCACGTAGATCGTGTGCGTGCTTGAGGTGTTGGCCCCGTTGAGACTCATGATTTCGGCGCGGGCCGCATCGGCGTTGGTGCTGACCTGATGCCGGGACTCGGTCTGGATACGATCCAGCGCCTTGATCATCCCCTCGACGTTGGTGATCGCGGCCTGCGCCTTCTCGGTCGCCACCTTCAGTTCGAACTGCGAGTTCTGGTCGGCGTAGGTCTTGAGCTTGTCCAGCGCCTCTTTGGCCTTGGACACGTCGGCATCGACAGGCAGGGTCTTGCCTTCCTTCAGCAGCTGCTCGTACTGCTGCAGCTTCTTCTCTGCCTCCTGCAAGTCGGCCTGAATCTTGAGCAGGTACTCCTTCTCGGCGATGGCCTTGTCGAGATCGGCGATGGCTTTGTCGAAGCGGGTCGTGTCGGCATCCAGCGTGACCTTCAGACCGTCTTTCAGCTTGGCCGTGATCTGGTCGATCTGGCTTTCGGTCTGGGTGAGGGTCTGCTGGATCTGGTCGCGCGCGGTCAATGCCGACTGCGCGGCGGTCTGGTGCGCCTTGGCTTCTGCATCCAGGGTCTTGTTGAGAATCTCTTCCGATTCCCGGATGCGCTGGATGGCTTGATTGACGCCATCCTTGCTCTGTGCGATCTGTGCGTCGGCATCCTTGGTCTTCTGGGCCAGTTCGACGCGCAACGCGTCTGCTTGGCGCATCAGGGCTTCGGCTTGCGCATATTCCTGCTTGCGGTAGGCATCGCGGGACTGCGATTCCAGTTGGGTGACCTGCGAAACCGCCTGCTCGGACTGCTTGCGGGCGTCCTCACCGCGCTTGGCTTCACTGGTTTGCGAGCTGGCCACCTGCGAGGCCAAGTCCATCGCCTTCTGGGCCAGTTGCCGCGCCTGCTCGAACTCGCCATTGGCCAGCGCCTCGCGGGCCTTCCCCTGGTACTCGGCGATCTGACGCTTGCGGTCTTCCGTGGCCTCGAAGTCGGTCATGCCCTGACGACGGATGTCGCGGACACGTTCCTCGGTCGTCATCGAGAGCTGGCGCTTCTCCTCCTCGATGCGTTTGATCTCGGCCAGATGCCGGTTGGCCTCGGCGTTGAGCGCGTCGATGTGCTGCCGGTACTCGGCCAGCGCCTGCGTCATCGTCTGGCGCTTGGTGGCCAGGATGTCGTTTTCGACCCGCTGGACGTTGGCGCGGCGCTCTTCTTCCGTCTGACCCTGGCGGCGGGCCGACTCGATCCGGGCTTTCGACTCATCGTCAATGAGTTTTAGCGTGTCGGTCGTGGACTGCCGCCGCAGCGTGGTCTGCTGCGTGAGGGCATCCGTCAGCAGCTGCGTCGACTTGGTGATCAGCGCCGCTTCGGACTGCTTGGATGTCTCCAGCGCCGACTGTTCCTGCTGGTAGCGCGCCTTGACCGCTTCGATCTGCCGCAGCAGGTTGGCCTCAACGATGGACGTCAGGCCCTTGTAGGCCTCGGCCATTTTGGCGGTGGCGTCGTTGACCGTCTGATTGGCCTTGCCGACGGCCTGCTCAACCTCACCAAGGCGGGATTTCAGCTTCTCCAGAGCGCTGTGGACGGCCTCAATGCCGCGACCGACCGCTTCCTGCGTGCCCTGGCGCACAGCCTCCAGACGCTTGGCGATTTCCTCGGCGGCGGTAGCGGCGGTGTTCATCGCACCCTTGGCAGCATCCGCCCCCTTGGTCGCGTCGGCATACATCTGCGCGAAGATCTGGTTCATCTCGGCGAGACGGGCCTCGTGGCGCTTGGTGGCCTCTGCAATCGTGTCCGACGTGAAGATGGCGGCGAAGGCTTCCCAGCGGTAGCGCAGCTGCTCAACCGCCTTGACCAGCATCTCGACCATGAAGATGCCCGCCTTGCGGGCGATCTCGAATTTCTCCGACAACCAAGTCCCGATCTCCCAGCCGACCAGGAACGCGCCCAGCACGGCGAACGCCGTCTTGAGCACGCCGACGCTGGCTACGGCGGCCGACACCGACAGATTCGCCGTCGTCCACGCCGCAGCGGTGGCGCTGGCGGCTGTGACGGCCGCCGCACCGGCGGTCTGCCACGCCGTGATCAGCGCCGGGATCAGGCGGTAGATCAGCACGGCCAGCCCGACTTCGGCGATGCGCTTGAGCCACTGCATCACCGTGTCGAGGTTGTTGGCAAGAAAGGTCAGCGCCTCGGCCAGCTTCTTGGTCAGGCCCGTAGATTCATCGACCCGGTTGATCCACTGCCCGAAGGCATTGCGCAGGCGCTCGAAGGCCTGGCTCACCGTCTGCGGCAGTTGGGCGTACTCGCTGGCCAGCTTGTCCTTCTGGCTCATGAGCGCGTTGACCACCACGTCAGCAGTCAGGCGGCCTTCTTCGGCCAGCTTGCGCAGCCGCCCGATGGGCACGTTCAGACCATCGGCCAAGGCCTGCGCCAGACGGGGGCTGTTCTCGACGACGGAGTTGAATTCCTCTCCCCGCAGCACCCCGGAGGCGAGCGCCTGCCCGAACTGCAGCAGGGACGACTGCGCCTCGGTGGCCGATGCGCCCGACAGGCGCAGTGCCTGCGAGATGCTCTCGGTGATCGTGAGCGCGTCCTTCTGCTCGCCACCCAGCATCCGCACGGCCTGCTGGAGCTTGCCGTACAGGGCGGCCGTTTCCTGAATCGGCACGCCAATGCGCTGGGCGATGTCGAACAGGGCCGCTTGGGCAGTGGTGAACTCACGCTGACCCGCCGTCGCCAGCTTCAGGCGCGCGGACATCATGTTCCAGGCGTCGGCGATCTGAACGATATCCTGCACCTTGCCAGCGACCCAGCTGATCGACAGGAAGGCCAGCAACTGCGTCTTGGCCGTCCCCACCTGATCGCCGAAGGCTGACATCCCGGCCTTAACCTCAGCTATTCCGGCGGCAGCCTTCGCTCCAGCGGTCTTGGCGGTGGTCGACAGCTCACCGAGACTGCGCTCGGCCGACGTGATGGCACGTTTGAGCCCATCGTCGGCCCCTTCGAGCGCGACGAGGATGGAAATTCGCTTGGCCATGAATCAATCCACCGTGCTGATCTGCTTCTCGACCGCCGCCGCCAGACGCGGGATACGACCCGCGACCAAGCGCTCGACATCGAGGCGCTTCCTGAGCGCAACCTTGGGCACCAGGACGGCAATCGGGATGTCCGCGCCGCGTTTGAGGCGCTTGATGCCCTCGGCCTTGCGGTAGCGGCGCTTGAAGCCCGCCAGAGGCCGGTCGTGCTCTTTGATGTTCTCGGCCATCAGGACGATGTTTCCCTTCGCGTTCTTGATGAAATAGGCATTGCCGCCGCGCATCAGCTCGGCCACCTGCGCCTTGAAGCGCTTGCGGCCAACCCGACCGTTCAGTGGAATCAGCATCCGCCCGGCAATCTGGCCGCCGGTCTCGTGCATCCCCGACCACGGAATGCGCGAGCCCACGTAGAGCGCTGGCAATCGGTTCGGGTCTTTGTCCAGCACCTTGGCGCTGAAGCCCTTGAGGAAGGACTTCTTGACCACGGCCATCTGGCTGGCGACGTGGCTGCGCACGTCCTGCTTGAGTTCGACTGCCTCGCTGGCAATCGCCCGAGACACCGCCTTCTTGACCTTGTCGCGGAACTCGCCGCCCCAACGGCGCAATTGCGCCTGGGCGGCTGCGCTATCGATCTGGACGGAAATGCGCATGGTGATCAGGCACGGTCGGTGGCCTTGTCAGTAAGTCGGTCGAGGGTTTGGTCGAGGTGGCGGGGATCGCTGCGCGTGCCGATGGCAATCACGGACAGCAACCGCGCATCGCGGGCTGCATCGGTGCGCGCCGTCGCTGCGACGAAGCCGCGCACCTGCGCCAACGTGTAGTCGAGGATGTCTGGCAGGCGGTGGCCGTGCTCGATCAGGTGCTGGACGGCATCGAACCAGCCGCCACCTTCACGATGGGCGGCAGCTTCACTTGGCCAAACAGGCCGTCGAGCTTCGGCATCACCGTCCGGGTAAAAAAATCGGCGTTCACCTCGATCACCTTGGCCGCCAGCAGGATGGCCTCGTCGGCAGCCAGTTCGTCGACCCACGCCCGAGGCTTGCCGACGGCAATGGCGATGGCCGACAACAGGTCATCACCACGCTCGCCGAACAGCGCCAGCCAGTCGATGTTGGAGGCAGTGAGCTGCTGCATCACCGGCGAGATCGCCCGCAAAAAGCCGGGCATCTGCCCCACCTTCAGCGGTTTGATGGCCAGCGGCTCACCGTCGATCACCAGTTCGACCGCCTGCGGAATGAGGGTGTCCAGATCACTCATGGCGGCACCCATCACAGTTGCACGATGCGGCCGAACTGGCCGAGCACCGCGTCGAAGGGCTTGGTGGTGTCGGCCAGCAGCGATCCCTCCAGCTCGAACTTGTTGTACTCGTCCGAGATGAAGGAGATTTCCTTCAGCGGATCGAAGGCCACGCGGTAGAGCTCGACCAGCACCTTGGCATTGCCCTGGGCCGTGTTGATGCCTTCGAGCCGCAGGAAGCGCTCGGGCAGCGCCTGCGTGAAGATGCCGATCTCGGTGGCCACGCCGTAGGCGTAACTGGCCTTGAACGGCGCAGTGAAGCCGGTGGTATCCAGAAACTGGAGGGCACCGAAGTCGGGATCAGCCGTGTAGTTCGTGCCCAAGACCAGGGTCGCGGGCGTGCCTGCCGAATCCACCACGACCAAGGACGACACTTTCGGGTGGGCAAGGAAATAGCGGTCGCCCGCAATCGGCGTGGCACCGCCCACCGGCTCGGCGGTGACCGTTCCCGGCGTGCCGACGACGTGGTTGCCGTAGAGAGCCAGCGCAAGGTTCTCCTTGGTGAATTCCTCGATGGTGAGGTTCACGGTGGCGGACTTCTGCTTGACCATCCGGTGATCCAGCGAGCGCTGGCCGGTCTGGCTCTCGTAGTGCTCCAGGACGTCGGTCTTGAGGGAGAGCTTCAGCTCGGCGACGTTGCCGGGCGAGCGCACTTCGATGGGAAGACCGTCGGTGTCGCGCTTGCCGAGAAAGACGCGGCCTTGAAAACTGGCATAGGTGCTCATTGCTTGGGTTCCTTGCGTTGGAGGGGTTTGGGTTCGGGAATGGGTTCAGCGGTTGGGGCGGTCGGCTCCGGCGTGGCGATGTCGTGCGAGATCAACCAGTCGGCTGATGTCGCGTCGCTCTCGATCCGGTCACCGACGCCATAGGTCTTGCCCGCGTGGGTGTGCGGGCGTGTCAGAACAAGCTGGGTCATAGGGGTCATCCAAGGGTTGAAAGGTCATTGGCCAGCGTCCGGTACGTGATGCGGTAACGCGCCGGGAGCGCCACGGCCACCGCATCGGCGTCCTCGACTTCCCACTCGCTCTCCTGTTCCCGGATGCCCAGCGCCAACCCACCAAACGTGCCATCCGCGAACAGAGCGGCGTGCGCGGCGGTGAGCAGGCGGTCGGCATCGGTTTCGGGAGACGCGGGTGGAACGGCCCGAGCCAGAGCCACGACGCGAACGGTCAATTCGCGTGTGACGCGGTCGTTGGCGCGCTCAGTGATGGACTCCGACTCGGGAAACACCGCGAGCGCCGGGCAAAGTTCGCGGCTGATGGCCACCGTGGGCGACCGGTGCAGCGTGGCCCCGAGCCCTTCGACTGCGGGACGGGCAGCCGCCATCACCGCCAGCAGAATCCGCTCGCGGATGGAGTTGTCTGCCATGGGTTTACAGCCGGGTGAGCTTGGCGCGGATCTCGGAGCCGTCACCCACGGCCCGGATGTCTCGCACCTGGAAGGACGTGCCACCGATTTCGACGACTTCGCGGGCAACAAGCCCCCCGAACGCCGTGACCGGGTAGGTCATCTCGTAGTCGGTGCTCAAGGTCAGGCCGTCGAGAAGGGACTCATCCGGCGCGGCAAAGCCGACCTGATGCCGTTGCGATGGCGCACCGTTCGACGGATACCAAAGACACTCCTTCAGCAGACCAGAGTTTGCGGCCGACTCATAGATTTGGTCGATGAGGTTCATCACGCCACCGTCAGCTTCACCAGCACCCCAGGGCGATGGCACATCGGCAGCGGATTGGACTGCGTGTGCAGGTCGGTGCCCCGGTCGAACTTGCGCGGCTCCTGCTTGGCGTACAGCGGCTGGCCGACCGTGTTGACGGTCTCGTTGAAGTCCGCCGGTGCGAAGTAGGTGCCGAAGGTGTCGATGGTGCCCAACGGGAAGGCATGGGCCTCGCCAGCGGCGATGAAGCGGCGGGCAGTGCCGCTGGCATCGGTGGCCTGCCCCCGGTACTCCTCGAAAGTAATCCCGCCGTAGGTGAAGCCGCGACGCACGTCGTTGATGAGGATGGCCCCGTTCTGCCAGTTCTCGAAGGCCTTCTCGACCTTGGCATGACCGGTGAGCGCGGCGAAGAACTCCGGTGAGCACAGGCAGTGGACGCCGTTCATGAACTCGCCTTTGAGGTTCTCCTCGATGGTTGCCAGCACCGTGGTGCATTTGGCCTTGACGTTGGTGCCTGCCGTGCCCAGCTCGAAGGCCACCGCCTGTTGGGTGATATCGAAGGCATCGAACAGGTCGTAGAGCACCGAGCCGTCCGCGTCGAGGATCACGCCCTTGAGTGCGCCCATGCGCAGGTGCTCCAGCGTGATCGCATGCTTGTTGCGCATGGTTTCCAAATGGCGTGCGATCACGCCCGCGACCGTCTCGGTTTCCGTTTCCGAACCGAAGGCGCGGATGCCTTGCACTTCTTCGGGCAGCACGACGTCGTCGTGCGGAATGTGCGGCACCACGAAGGAGCGCAGCTTACGCTTGCCGCGCACGCCGACCGTGCCAGGCGAACCCGGCGGCAGCGTGGGCAGCAGGTTGAGCACGCCGTTCATTTCCTCGACGACGATCTGGCGCTGACGTACCGGCTTGGACGGCATCAGGTTCAGTTCTTCCAGACGCCCGTACCGGTTGGGCAGGATGTTGATGGCAGCGGTCAGCGCCGTCATCGAAAAGGCGGGATTGCTGAAGGGGTTGTTCATGGTCAAGCTCCTTGGCGGACGAGCACGCCCAGCGCCTTGAGCTGCGCAATGGCGGTGAGTTTTTCGGCGGTGGTGATGGCGTCGGGCCACGCGAGCGCGTGGTGGGCGACGATGGCGTGGCGCGCAACGACGAGACCGTCATCGCGGTCGATCAAGGTGGCGTCGCAGGTCTGCAGCAGCACGCCAGCGGCGACCTGCGAGCCATCCTCGGCGGAAGGGTCGATCTGTTTGAACTTCCCGGTGGCGGTAACGAGGCCGACGACCGTGCCCAGCGGCAGGTTCTGGCCCGATGCGACGGTGACACGGTCGCGCGAGTAAAGGTTTGAGGCTTCGTACTTGAGCAGGTCGCCCAGGTTCAGAAGTTCGGCAAGAGCGGGCATCTCAGATCTCCTTCTTGGTGGATTGCGCCGCGATCCGCTTGGCGGCGTCGATCAGCGGACTGGTGGCGGAAATACGCGCAGCATCGGCCGCCGAATCGGGTCGGATCAGGCTGGTGATTTCGGGACTGGCTTCGGCCTGTGCTGAGAGCAGTTGGCTGCGCACCTTGGCGGGCGAGGACTGGGCTTCGAGAAAGCCAGCGATCAGGTCAGTGCGCCCGGCCAGCGTGCAGGTCTGGGCGATTTCGACGGCGTCCGCCACGCTCAGCGCGGTGGCGGTGGCGGTGGCGGACGGTTGAGGATGACTGCCAGCAGGATCAGCAAGAGGCCGATCAGGAGCAGCGGGGTCGGTTCGATCATTCATGGAAGACTCCATCTGGTGGTTGCGAAGAAAGCCCGCTTGGCTGGCCGGAGCCACCTGAGTCGGGAGTGGGGAAAGCGATTGCGTGAGTTGCGTGAGCGCGTCGTCGAGACTGCCGACGGCATCGGCAAGACCGGTGGCGACGGCATCCGGGCCGAAGAACAGACCCGCTTCCGTGGCGCGCACGGTGTCCGCATCGAGGCCGCGATGGCGCGCGACCGTCTCGACGAACAGGTCATAGATGCGGTCCACCTCGGCCTTGAGGACGACGTGGGCTTCGTTGGAGATCGGTTCGTGCGGGTTGAGGTCGTTCTTGCGTTCGCCCGCGAACACGGCGGTGTAGCGAACGCCGTCCTGGGCGTCCTTCACCGACTGATCGACGTGCATGGCGATGACGCCGATCGAGCCGACGCCTCCGGTTCGCGCGACAAACACGCGGGTGGCGGCTGACGCCAGCGCATAGGCTGCAGAGAACGCCATGTCGTTGGCCACGGCCCAGACGGGCTTCACTTCCGACGCCGCGCGGATGCGGTCAGCCAGATCGAACACGCCGCCCGACTCGCCACCCGGCGAATCGATGTCGAGCAGGATCGCGGCGATCTCAGGGCTGGCCAGCGCCGCATCCAGTTGCGCGGCGATGCCGGTGTAGCTGGCGAGGCCCGATTCGGCTTCGATGCCCGAGGTTCGGCGCACCAGCGTGCCGTGGATCGGGATGACGGCGACCTTGCCGCTCGGAGGCCCGGGCGCGCGGGCCGCAGGCGTGTAACCCACGGGCGCGGCGAGGTCGGCGAGGCCGATGCGCGCACCGAGCACCGAAAGGATGACATCGAGTTTCGGGCGATGGATCGCCAGCGGCACGCCGAACAGGCGCGCCGCCAGATGAGGTAGCACGGTCATGGGAATCCTTGTGGAAGGCGGTCTGGCAGCCGTTCAGGAAGACGTTTGGCTGCCGGTGATGTCCGGCGCGTTGGCGCTGCGGTTGGGTTCGGCGCTGCCGCCGTCTTTGGACGTGTAGCGAGGGTCGGAGTCGAAGATCAAGCCGAGGTCGTCGGCGCGCTGGTTGTCGGCCGCAATCTCGCGGTCGACGTCTTCGGCGTCGTACCCATTGGCCGAGATGGCTTCCGAGCGGCTCATCAGGCCCGCGCGGATGGCCAGCAACATCGCCTTGAATTCCTTCTCCGGATCGACCCACTGCCAGCCCTGGGGAATCCACTTCACCTGCAGGTACTGGCGGCGACGCGCCGTCCCGCCACGCGCGAAGCCCGGCGCTTCGAGCGCACCAGCGAGCACGGCCTGCTTCATCCAGGCGGCCCAGACCGGGCGGCACATCTGATGTACCAGCACGCCGTGCTGCACCATCTCGCACCGACGCCGAAACTCCAGCATCCCGGCTCGGATGGACGAGTAGTTCACGCCCGTCAGATCGCCGGTCAGTTGCTCGTAGGTGATGCCGATGGCTGCGGCGACGGCCCGGAACTGCGTGCGCAGGAACTCGCCATACGAGCCGCCGACGTCGGCCGGGTCGGAGAACTTGATGTCCTCGCCGGGCTCCAGAATCTGCAGTGTTCCCGGCTCCAGCCCGGCCAGCGCGATGCCATCGCTGTCGGCAGCGCCTTCCCCCATCAGGTTGTCCTCTGGGTTCTGGCGGGTCACGAACCCGGCGAACATCGCAGCGGTTTTTTTGCGCACCAACTCGGCGTCGTCATACTGGTCGAGCTCGTTGAGCTTGACCAGGGCCCGCGACAACCACGGCTCACCTCGGATCTGGCCCGGACGCAGCACACGGAACAGGTGGATGATTTCCTTTGCATCGATGCGCACCGTGTCCATGCCACCCTGGCCCGACATCGGGGCCAGTCGCCCGTCTTCGGGGTGCGAGCGGTACAGGTGGTAGGCCACGCGGCGACCGAGGCTGTCGAACTCGATTCCGGAGCGCACCACGTTGCCCGAGGGCAGATCGGTGTTCAGATGGATCGGCAGGTGCTCGGGCTCCAGCAACTGGAGCTGCAGGGGCACCACCAGCCCATCTTCCGGACGGCGTGGCCGCAGGCGGATCAGGCATTCGCCGCCTTCGAGCATCGCGCGGCAGGCCAAGGCTTGCAGGCCGTAGAAGTCGGTCTGCCCGGCGGCGTCGGCCTCCGCCGTCCAGTCGCGCCACAGCGCCTGCACTTCAGCCTTGAACGCCTCGTCGGGCGACAGGCTCTGGGGCTTGATGCCGGTGCCGACCGCGTTGGCGACGAAGGCTTCGATACCGGCCTGCGCCCAGGCATTGCGGCGCACGAGGTCACGGCTCTTGCCACGCAGTTCGGCATTGGTCGCCAGCATTGCCGCGACCGCGCCGGGGTTGCCGGGCATCCACGCCAGCGAGCGACGGCCACGGCCCGCCGCTTCGTGAACCGGAGACTGACCGAAGAGGCTTCGAATCTTGGAATACCAAGCCATCAGAACCCCTTCGAGGTCGTGACCCGGATCTGGCGCGGTGCGCCAGGCAAGAGGCCGGTTTCGGCTGCCTGCTGCAACAGGCCGCGCTTGACCTCGCGAATCGCGGCCTTCAGGTCATCGACCGAGCGGTACTCGACTGTCTTGTCGCCGAAGGTGACGCGGTGTTCGCCCTTGGCGAGCGCGGATTCCAGCGCCTGGAGTTGGACTTCTGTGTAGGCCATCAGCGGTACACCACGAGATTGATTTCGGAGGAGTCGTCGAACGACGCTGCGGTCGTCGCGCAGGAGATGTCGACGTACTGGGCCGTCTTTAGGTCGGAGCTGGCGCGCACGACGGCTACGCGCTGCTGACCGGTGTTGGTGCTGCTGCGGGCGAGCGCCGTCCAGCAGTAGTTCGCATCCGGCATCGCCACGGCGAAATGCACGCGGTACCGGCCCGCCGCCGTGCGCACGACGCTGGCCACATTGCGCGCACTGGCGATCACGACCTGACCGCCCACGTAGCCGAAGCTGACCCACACCCGGGCGAGGCCTGGATGCGTGGCGTCGATCTTGGTCTTGACCTCGAAACCAATGCGCGCCGCCAGTGCGCCAATGCTGGACGCGAGGCTCATCAGGCCAGCGCTCCGTCAAAGATCACGACGAAGTCGGTATCGGTGTTCCCGACATCGCTGGCCGCCACCGCACCGATGTTGGTGCGGGCCTGCAGTTGCTCGGCCACCGTCAGGGTCTGCGCCGCGTCGAAACGCACGCGCAGATTGACTGCGGCCAGAAGCGCATCCAGTCCCGTGGTGCCGTTCTGCAGCAACTGCTGGATTTCCACCAGGGTGTCGTAGGCGGCGTCCGCGCCACCCAAAATGTCGGCCTTGAGCGCGTCGAGCAGCGACACGATCTTGTTCGACGAGTAGGTGCTGGAGGTGGCGATCTGGCTGTCGTCGATGGCGGTGGCGGACAGCACCGCCGCCTTCAGTTCGTTGATCGCCGCGACCAGACTCGACTTGTCGGTGGTGGACAGGCCAGCGAGATTGCCCGCCGTCGCCCGGACGTCGTTGAACTCCTGGGCGACCCGGATGACCAGGCTCTCGATACGGGTGGCAAGACTCATGAAAACTCCTCTGAAAATCAGGACAGCCAGCGGGGATCAGCGAAGCCAGCGGCTTCGGATGACCCGCCGCCGTGATGGGGTTGCAGAAACAGAAAGGCCACCTCGTTGGGTGGCCTCGTCTGGGTCGAATGCTTGAATCGGGGGTGGCTCATCCGGTGGCCGTTCCATCCCGAGTTGGCGCTCCAGTTCGCGCCAGTGGCGTTCCTCGAAGCGATCCAGGCCCGCCGCCGATGCGGCCGCCCGGGCGTACACGTAGCAGTCGAGCGCTTCATTGCGCTCGCGCATCTTTTGCCACTCGCGCACCGGGAAGCCGTTGCGGTCGCGGCGGGTAATCAACTGTTCGGCGCAGAGCTGCTGGATGAACTCGGCGTCGATCTTTGGCAGGTGGACGAACCCCGTCGGGTAGACGGTGGTCACGCCGTCCTCGCTGACGTCCGCGCCCTTGCGCAGGTTGTTGTAGAACTCCAACTTGGCGATGCCGACCGCCACCGAGAACACCTTGATGCCCCGGCGCAGCTTCTTGCCGCCTTGCGAAACATCGATGGCCGTCGGCGTGCCGATCAGGGCTGCGCCGCGCGGCACCCCTTTGACCGGCATCACGCGCGGGTCACGGCAGGCACGCACAAAGGCGTAGGCCTCCTGCGTCGCAAAGCCGGTGTCAAGGGCGAAACGGGCCAGCGGCATCGCCGCGCCCGAGGCGTGCGTCCAGTTTTCGGCAAGCAACTCGGCCAGTCGCTTCCACACTGCGTCGCGGGCGGTGTCGCCCATCAGCACGCGGTGTTCGACCAGCCAGGATTCCTTGCCGCGCCCAAACGCCCAGATCGATGCCTCGATGCGATCCTTCTGCACGTCGGCAGCGCCCACCAGGAGCAATCCACCCGGTGGCACCGTGCCGATCCGGTATTCCTCGCGGCGCTCGACCAGCCGTTGCCAGTCGGGCGCTTCGCCTTCCTCGACCCAGGTCTCACCCAGCTCGGTGTTCTTGAAGGTCTTGATGGCGGCCGCCGACCCCGATTCCTTGTTCACCGAGCTTTCCCACGCGGCGGCAATGTCGCGCCAACCGCGCCAGCCCACCGGGCTGTAAAGCGACGACAGGTGAAACCCCGCCGTCTTGCCGGTGCCGTCGCTGATCATCGCGCGCCATTCGCCGTGCTCCAGCATCCAGGTCTTGTGGTGCTCGGCAATCGACTCGTCGCACGATTCGCAGATGTACGCCGCCGTGTCCGGTTGACCCTTCTCCCATCGCAACTGCTCGAAGCGCAGCCACTGTCGATGCGAGCAATGTGGGCACGGCACGAAGTAGCGGCGCTGGTCACTGGCTTCGTACTCGCGCTCAATGGCCGACGCCCCCGAGATCGTCGGCGTCGACACGATGAAGATCTTGCGCCGAGCGAAAGTTCGCGTGCGCGCCTCCGCCAGCGAGATCGCATCGCCTTCGCCCTCGACGTCCAGTGGATAGCCGTCTACCTCGTCGAGGAACAGATACCGCACCGGCATCGAGCGCAGTCCGACCGCGCTGTTGGCCCCGGTCATCACCAGAACACCGCCCCGGAACTCCTTGGCCAGGATGGTGTTGCCCGAGTCGCGTGACCGTGCCGGGGAGATCAGTTCGCTCAGCGCCGCCGACTCCTCGATCAACGGATCGATCCGCTGCTTGGAATTGCGCTTGGCCATATCCACCGTCGGCCATACCGCCATCATCGGCCCCGGCGCGTGGTGGATCACGTAGCCGATCCAGTTCGAACCCATCTCGGTCGCACCGAGCTGTGCGGCTTTCATGAACACCACGCGCTCGACCGGCGAAGTCGGTGACAGGCAGTCCATGATCGCCTTCAGGTACGGCGTGCGGCTGGTGCGCCAGCGTCCTGGCTCGGCGGATGCCTTGCTGGAGAGCATCCGGTGGCGGTCCGACCATTCGGACACCGAGAGCAGAGGATCGGGCGTAAGCCCTTCACGCCACGCGCGCTCGATTTCGGCAGCGCCTTCGTATTCAACATCCAGCATCAGTCCACCCGGGGCCGCAGTTCGCCCAGTTCCTGCAGGTGCTCACGTACCGCCGCCTCCAGGGCGACGTGCATCGTGTGCGGATCGATATTGAGCTTGGCCGCCATCTGCGCCGAGATGCGCGCTGGCCAGTTCAGCCACGCATCGCGCTCGGAGCGCGCCAGCTTGAAAACGTGGGCGATGGCCTGCGGCCGATCCACCAACTCGCCCTTCAGTCGGGCCAGACGCACCTTGTTCGTCTGCGCCTTGACGACTTCGTTGACCGTGCGCGCCTGAAGCAGCGACGCACCGCCAGCAGGTAGGCCTGCAGGCCCGTCGCCACCACCCTCCGGCACGGCGACCTTTGCAGCCTTGGCCCGCGTACCGGTCTTCGGCACATCGGAGTTGCGAGCCCACTCGCGATCAGCACGGTCGGCATCAATGGTGCCGTCAGCCTCCGGCGTGATCCGACCTGCGCGAATTGCCTTGTGAACAGCGGTGTCGGTCACACCACGGTGACGGGCGTAAGCGCGAATCGAAATGCCCATTTTGAGAACCGGTTGCCCCTTCAATCATTTGTTCGTCATTCACTCGAAATCAGCTTGGCTTCTCTCTGGAACAGCGCGTTCATACGGACGTCATCAACACCATCAAAGGACGCAGCAATGAGCAAGCTCGAACAACTCCTGACCCAGATCGCGCAAAGCAAGCTGGGCATCGAAACCCTGGAAACCCGCAAGTCGGACAGCCTCGACTTCCACGATGTGGCGGTCTGGTGCCTGCGCGATGCCCTGGAGGCCGCGTTCAACGCAGGCGTCGAGCAGGGCCGCAAGGCGGCGAAGTCGGACAAGGCCAACAACTGATCAAGAACCTGCGAAGCCAAGCAGAAAGCGCTTGGCTTCACTCCCGAACAGCGCGTTCATCACGTCATCCCATCAACCCCTCCGAAGGAGAAGCAAATGACCACAACCCAACTGACCCCGGCCCAGCACGCGATCCTGGCCTACGCCCTCGAACACACCGACGGCAAGATCGACTGGTTCCCCGACAACATCAAAGGCGGCGCACGCAAGAAGGTGCTCGACGGCCTGTTCAACCGCGCCCTGATCACCTCCGACGGCACCCACTGGTTCGTTGCCGCCGAGGGCTACGACGCGATGGGGTGCGCCCGGCCAGCGCCTGCGCCAGTGACCGCAGTCTCCGAACTCGACGCAGCCGTGACGGCAGCCGAGGCCACCTGGGCGCAAGAAAAGGCGGCCGCCAAACCTCGCACCCGCGAGAACAGCAAGCAGGCCACCGTGATCCAGATGCTGCAGCGCCCCGAAGGGGCAACGGTGCAGCAGATCTGCGAGACCACCGGCTGGCAGGCGCACACGGTGCGCGGCACCTTTGCCGGGGCCTTCAAGAAGAAGCTCGGCCTGACCATCGTCTCGGACAAGGCCCAAGGTGGCGAGCGGGTCTACCGGATCGCCGCAGAAGCCTGATCGCCACGCCAACACCCAGGAGAACATCCATGAGCACCATGACCATCACCATCGAACGCACGCCTCGCACCCTTCAGTTTGGCGACACCACCTTGCAGGTCGAGGAGTTGAGCGTCCGATTGCCGTTTGCCCGCAAGCCTGCCGACTTGGACGAAGTTGGTGGCCAGGGTCAGACCAAGGTCTACGCCACCGAGACGAAGGAACTCACCGTCGACGAGTTCGATGCCTTTGCCCGCAGCCTGTTGGTATCGCGCGACTGGCTGCGTGGCAAAGGTGGCGGCACCGGCGACGGCTATCTTTGCGTCGAGGTCACTGCACCGGGTCGCCCCTACCTTTACGTGAATCCAGAGGGCGGCGACTACGCCCGGTACGTGGCCCGTCTTGGGTGATCGAAATAGATTGAGAAAGAAGCCAAGAATAGCTTGGCTTCTCAATCGAACAGCGCGTTACTACGGGTGTCGCAACGATCAACCAAAAGGAGCCAGAGATGAACACCAACCAACAGATCCCCGCCACCCAGAACGAAGCCTGGGGCTTCTGGGGCACGATGAACGAGCACGCCAGCACCGCGTGGCCCCTGGCGATGACCGCCATCTCGGACGCCACCAGCCAACCCCTCGAATCAGTCCGGGTCTTCCTCGACAGCCGCCACGGACGCCACTTTGCCGACGATGTGCAAAACGGGCTGTACCGGGGCCAGACCCTGGCGGACGCGGTCACCGCCGCCACCCAACAGTGGATGGGCTGGACGATTGGCCGCCAGACCAGCAAGCGGTACGGCATCCCGCGCGGCCTGCCTTACCTGACGGGCTTTGTGATTCACTGCGAGATCGCCGAGGAGTCGCTCGCCGCCTGATCATCGAACAGCGCGCCATCCGACTCACGGGTGGCTTGCTTGCCAGTCCATTCCTGCCAGCGGCGCACGATCACGTCCACGTACTTGGGGTCGAGTTCAACCAGTCGAGCCAGTCGCCCTGACTTCTCGGCGGCGATCAGCGTCGTACCGGAACCGCCGAACGGATCGAGCACCACGTTGCCGGGTCGGCTCGAATTGCGGATCGCGCGCTCAACCAACTCCACCGGCTTCATCGTCGGATGCAGGTCGTTCTTCTGCGGCTTCTTGATGTTCCAGACGTCGCCCTGGTCGCGGTCGCCGCACCAGTGACGCTGCGCGCCCTCGGGCCATCCGTACAGGATTGGCTCGTACTGGCGCTGGTAGTCGGCCCGGCCCAGCGTGAAGGTGTTCTTGGCCCAGATGATGAATGTCGACCACTTTCCACCGGCGGCACGGAACGCTGCCTGCAGCACATCCAGTTCACTGGACGACATCGCCACGTAGATGCCGCCCCGGCAGTGCGCGATGGTCGGCGCCAGCGCCGCCATCAGGAAGTCGTAGAAGCCGTCGCCGAGGTTGTCGTTCAGGATCGCGCGATCCTTGCCGCGCATCTTGTCCTTGGCGCTGTTGGCGTAGTTCACGTTGTACGGCGGGTCGGTGAAGACCATATCCACCGGCTCGCCGTCGAGAACCCGGTCGTAGCTCTCAGCCACGGTGGAGTCGCCACACAGCAGACGGTGGCCGCCGAGCAGCCAGACATCGCCTGGACGCGAAACCGGAGTCTCACTGACCTCGGGTACCGCATCGTCATCGGTTTCACCTTCGCCATCCGGCTCGTCGCCCGCCATCAACTCGGCGAGCGCATCGGCATCGAAGCCGGTCAGCGACACGTCGAAGTCGTCGTCCTGGAGGGACGCGATCTCGATGCGCAGCATCGCGTCGTCCCAACCCGCGTTCTCGGCGATGCGGTTATCCGCGATCACCAGCGCCCGGCGCTGCGTGGCGCTCAGATGGTCGAGCACGACCACCGGCACCACCGCCAACCCGAGCTTCTGGGCGGCGGCGAGCCGACCATGCCCGGCGACGATCACACCGTCGCTACCCGCCAGGATCGGATTGGTGAAGCCGAACTCGGCAATCGACGCAGCGATCTGCGCCACCTGATCGTGCGAGTGGGTGCGCGCATTGCGGGCATAGGGCAGCAGCTTGGCGGTCGGCCACTGCTCGATCTTGTCGGCAAACCACGAGGCGGTCATTGCGCTACCTCCGTGGTGGCCAGACGTTCACTGGCGACGCCATCGAAGGACTGGCCTGTTGCCAGCAGCGTGACGGGCACGTCGGGGTGGTTCTGCTGGAAGCGCTTGATGGCGACGTCCACGTACTCCGGCGCGATCTCCACGCTGCGACACACGCGCCCCGTGCGCTGCGCGGCCAGCATCGTCGTGCCACTGCCACCGAAGGGCTCGAACACAACGTCGCCGATGTCCGAGTAGGCCTCGATCACGAACTCCGGCAGCGCCACCGGGAACACGGCCGGGTGGTCGATGTCCTGACCGATCTTGCCCTTGTGGCGCATCACGCGGATCACCGAGTCGGGAATCCGGGTGTCCTGCGTCGGCTGCCCCTTGTGCGTCCAGCCGCCGACCTCGCCGTCCTTGCCACGCATGGCCGTGGACGACCCGTCTGCGCGCAGGTGCGACTCCTGACCCGCGTGCTTGCAGGGCACGATCTTGTTGGGCTTGCGGCTGGCGCGGTTGAAGTGAAAGACGAACTCGAAACTCGGCGCAAAGCGACCAGCCCAGTCTCCGGGCATCCCCGGCCCTTGATCCCAGACGTACCACGCGAAGCGCCGCCAACCCTGCGTGCGCATCCAGCCAAGCCACGCATCCCAATACGGGATGACTTCGTTGTCGCGGTGGATCAACCCGAGGTTGACCAGCACCTGACCGTCGTCGGCCATTGGCACCTTGACGAACACGCCGCGCATCAGGCCATCCCAATCCTTGACACCGCCGCTGGTGTAGTCACGCTGGTTGCCGTAAGGCGGTGATGTGAAGCACAGCCGGGCCGCATCGCCCTGCATCAGCGTGGCGACGACGGTCGGGTCGGTGGCATCGCCACAGATCAGACGGTGGGTACCGATGGCCCAGACATCGCCGGTGCGGGACACCGCCATGACCGGAGCATCGGGAACATCGTCGGCAGCGTCCGGCTCGTCGGAATCGGGCTCCTGGTCAGCGACATCGGCGCCCACCTCGTCGGCGAGCAAGGCCTCGATCTCGGCATCCTCGAAACCGGTCAACGCAAGGTCGTACCCGGCCTCGGACAGCTCGGCCATTTCCAGCGCCAGCATCTCCTCGTTCCAACCGGCGTCGAGCGCCAGCCGGTTGTCAGAGATGACGTAGGCGCGCTTCTGCGTGGGCGAGAGGTGAGCCAGTTCGATGACCGGCACCTGATCCAGCCCGAGCTTGCGCGCGGCGGCCAGACGACCGTGGCCCGCAATGATCCCGTTGTCGCCGTCCACCAGCACCGGATTCGTCCAGCCGTACTCGACGATGCTGGCGGCGATCTTGGCCACCTGCTCGTCAGTGTGCGTGCGTGGATTGCGGGCGTAGGGGATCAGCGCCTCGACCTTGCGGTACTCGACGTTGAGCGTGTTCAGAATCGGTTCCTCAAAAAGAAAACCCGCCGACGGAAAACCGTGGGCGGGCTCGTGATGGGTGCGGACTGGTGCGGGTGCAAACTGCAAACCCTGCAAACCTCGGTTTGCAGTCGGACGCTAGGCGACTGCCGCGCTCGCGCCCCCCGCATTGCTTTTTCGGCAGGAAGGACCCCTTTTGCCTGGGCCCATCGCCTCAACCGTCACCGCTGTCCAGAAGATAGCCGAAATACTACCCCCGACCGGGCTGATTTGTTGCAGCGCTGCCGGGCCTCGAAACGGACAAGCAAGGCAAAGCAGGGACAAGCGCGGCAAGCATTACCCTAAATTGCCCACGTTTTTGGAAGGTAAACGCACGCCTTCGCTGTTGAGGTTCGCGGCCACGACCTCCATTGCCCGCTGCCAGCGCCGCCACGCCGTGGTGCGGTCGCAGGCAAAGCGGATCGTGATGTCCCTCCAGCCGTAGCGCTTGGCCCGCATCCACACGAGGTGGCGCTGCTCGACCTCAAGCCACTGCACCCAGCGCATTGTCTCCAGCATCCGGTCGATGGCCTCAGGGCTCGGGGGGAAGGGCCGGTACACCTTCTCATCGCCAGCAAAGGCTTCCCACTCCTTGCGAACGAAGGCAGGCCAGCAATTGAAGTAGCCCTGCACACGCACAGGGGGCAGGCGTCGTCCGGTGGTGGCGGCCTCCTCGAAGCGTGCTGCCACATCATCAGTTGTCCACTCAGCCATGACGTGTCCCTCCCAGCCCATACAGACGTTCACCAATGCGTCGAACGATCTCGCGTTCGATGAAGTCCAGACGTTCGTCGGATGCGTTGACCACCAGGATGTGCTGGTCACGCCAGCCACGTTCCTTGATGGCGTCCAGATCGGTGGTCTGGGGTTGCAGCCGACCAAGGGGGCAGCGGTATTGGGGTGTCGAAACCTTCACGTCACACCTCCTGCGTCTCGACTGCCCAGTGCAGCAGGGCCAGCGCGTCGGCTTCGTTGTCGTCGACTGGGGTGTGACCACGCTCGCGGACGGACGTGATCATTTCGTCCTTGCCCGCATTGCCCTTGCCGGTCGCGTGCTTCTTGATCGTGCCGACCGGAACGCCCTGGTAGGGGATGTTGTGATGTTCGCACCACGCAGTCAGGTGCCCCATGAATCCGCCGTAGGCGTGCGCTGCGTCAACGCCAGCGTGCCTCCGAACTTCCTCGAAGAACACCGCGTTGATGTGATTGCTGACCGACAGCAGTTCGTTGAGCCAGCGCTTGAATCGAAGGAAGCGCATGCCGCCGCCTTCGAATCGCTGCGGCTTGAAGTGCTCCGTGCCGCTGGTGATGGTGCCATCCAGGTGCTGCAGAGCCCACCCGGTGTGTGTGCCCAGATCAAGGGCCAGGATTGTCGTGTTCATCGTCTTTACTCCGTGTTGGGTGGGCGAGTGACGGATGCGACGGGTTGTCGGGACAACGTCCTTTACGTGTGCGCACGTGTAGCGCGTCAATCAGGAAACCCGTCAAATCCGTCACTCGTCCGGATTGGTCAGTCTTCGCGGTAGGGGTAGGCGTGGCTGTACGGCTTGGGCCTGAGGGCGATGCCCGCGATGGCGCGAGCCCCTCCGGTCAGCCGACACTTCTCGAACTTGCGAGTCGCCATCAGCTCCGAAAACCGCTTGACCGAACCCACGTACTCGCCCGCGCGCTCGGCCCATTCGCGCCAGTCGGCGAACAGTTCGGAGACGCCTTCGCGGTGGGACTTGCCCAGCAGACAGCGTTCTTCGATCCACTGCCCGAGCGCATCCTCGGCCTCGAAATACTCCTCGGTCGCCGACACCACGCTGGCGGGCGGCTTCAAGCCCTGGCGTTGCCACAGGCTGCAGCCCGCGACTGCCCACGCCAGAATCCCATCGCGCTCCTTGAGCAGCTTCTCGGTCAGCCTGCCGTCGCGGCGCTCGGGCGGGATCGTCACCGTGAACGGGATCAGGTGAAGTCGGCGCTTCATCGCCTCGTCGACATTGCGGATCGACGGCTTGTGATTGCCCGCGATCACCAACTTGAACTGCGGCAGGTACTCGAAGAAGTCCTGGCGCATGAAGCGCGCGGACACCTTGTCGCCGCCCGTGATGGCCTTGACCTTGGACTCGTTCCAGCGCCGCCCTTGCTCGGTTTCGATGGATGACACGAAGCGTGCGCCACGCAGGCCCGCAAGATCGGTCGGGTGCCGGTCGTTGCGCGCCTCCATGAACGTGTCCATCGGCGCGTTGGCCGCGTAGTCGCCCAGGATGGTGGTCAGCACGTTGACGAACACCGACTTGCCGTTCGCACCCGTGCCGTACAGGAAGAAAAGCGCGTGTTCGCTGGTGACGCCCGTCAGGCAGTAGCCAACCATCAGTTGCAGGTAGGCCATCAGATCGGCATCACCACCGGTAACGTCGGCGAGGAACGCTCGCCACGTCGGGCAGGCGCTGTCCGGATTGCCCTGCGGCGTGGCCGTCGTTACCTTGGTCATTCGGTCGTCGCGTCGGTGCGGGCGCATCCGGCCCGTGCGCAGATCGACCACGCCACCAGGGGTGTTCAGCGCCCAGACATCGGCGTCCCATTCCTCGGCGGTGGACGCGTGCTTCGGGTCGGAGCGCGCGATCTTTTCAACCGACGAGATCGTGGCGGAACTGGCCAGCTTGCCCTTGAGCCTCGGCGTGTCCGCTTTCAGCGAGGCGTTGCGGCAGATGCCCCTGGAGAGATGCGACACGTAGAGCACCTGATCGGGATTCCAGCGCACACCCGTCCAGACCAGCCACTTGCCCCACAGGGCACAGTAGCGCCAGTCCTCGCCATAGCGGCGGGTGAAAGCGCTGGACAGGCCATCCTCGGTCGTCCAATCAATGCCCGTCAGCAAGTCTGGCGAAGGTGCTTCCTCCACCGAGCGCATCACCGGCATCCGCTCGCCGACGGCCAGAAAGCCACCGACATCGAAGCCTTCGGGAATGGCGTCGGCGGCGTCCCACCCCTCCGGCTTGTCGTCGGGCGGCATGAGGATGGCGACCGAGGTCGCGCCTGCGTGCAAGATCGCTTGCGAAGCCCGGTCGGCATAGTCCCACCCCGGCGCATCGCGGTCGGGCCAGATCAGAACCGTTTTGCCAGCCAGTGGTGACCAGTCGGTCTTGTCGACCGGGGCATTGGCACCGTGCATAGCCGTGGTGGCCACCACACCGCTGGCGATCAATGCCTGCGCGCACTTCTCGCCCTCGACCAGGACAATGTGGCTTGCCGCAGCAAGGCCGGGCTGGTTGAACAGCGGGCGCGGCTCAGGCGGGGCCATCTTGCGGCGCTTGGCGTCCCACGGTCGGAATTCCTTCTTGCCACCCGGTGGGTCATAGCGGTAGACGACGGCGATCAGCTTGCCAACGGCATCGAAGTAGTCCCACTTCGCCGTAGCCGGGCCGAGGTCGTCGACCGGCGCTTCCTTCTTCGTTTTGCGCACCGGCACCGACCGCGACCGCCCGAGCAGGTCAGCAGCGGCATCCAGCACGCGGGGAAAGTCGCTGTGAACGTTGATGCCGCAGTAGCCGCCGATCAGCGCATAGATGTCGCCGCCTGAGTTGTCGGCACGATCCGTCCACAGACCGGCCTTCTCACCTTCGAGCACCACCTCGAGGCTGTCGCCTGGACTGCCGAGGATGTCGCCGATCAGGAACTTGCCACGGCGCTTCTTGCCAGCCGGAAACATCGTGGTCAGCACCGACTCCAGACGCGCAAGCAAGTCGGCGCGAATCTCGTCTCGTTCAGATTCCCTGTTGTGCTCCGCAGGTTGGGTTGTGTCGTTGAAGTCGATCATTCGGCTCCCTCGACAGGTGCGTCCGCATCTTGGGAATCACGGCCCTGAACGGCGGTGGTACGTGTGGCCCACGCAGAGAGTTCGGACAGGCGGTAGCGCACCAGACCACCCATCAGGTAGTGCGGAATCCGGTACTTGGTGCGCATCGCGTGGTCGGCGAACCAGTAGTACGGCAGGCGCAACGCGGCGGCCGCCTGCTTGGCATCGATCATCGGCTCGATGCCGGTGGCCGGGGTGTTGTTGTCGGTCATGCTTGTGTTCTCCAGCAGCGGTCTTGCCACGCGCACATCCGGCACTCGAAGTGGGTCGGGTCATTGAAGGCGCGTGGCAGGAGATCTCCCGCTTCGGTCGCCGTGATGACCTTCACCGCCCGATCCGACATGCGCTGGGCCAGGGTTGCGTCAAAGGGCACGGCCTCGGTGTAGATCTCCATCGTGTCGGCGTTGAGCGCCGTGAAGATCGCCGGGTGCTCGTGCAGTTCGAGATAGGCTTGGTAGATCGCCACTTGCGCGGCGTAGACGGGCTTGGCCACGGCGAGCCGGTTCTTCTCCAGCTCGCGCCAGGACTTCATGCCCAAGCACTTGTTTTCCCAGAGCGCCGGGTAGGCAAAGCCCTCCGGGCCAGCGACGATGACACCGTCGATGTGGCCCTGCAGACGGCCATCAGCCACGGAGAAGCCAAACTGCTCGCCATCGGCCCTGCGGGTAAGCAGGTCGAAGCCCGCGTCCCGCAGCCACGCGACCATGCAGTCCTCCATGACGTGGCCGCGCTCGAAGATGCGCAGCATCCGGCCCGGGGTGTCCCGGCCGTGATCGACGGGAGCCTTGGCGTACTCAAACTGCAGCGCACGCTCGCAGGCAGCGCCCAACCGCGAGGCACCAAGGTACTGGCGCTCGGACTGCTTGGCTCGGGCCCGCTGTATCCCGGCGTCGACCAGCGCAGTGATCTGGCCCGAGATGCTCGAAGTGGAGTTGAAGTCCATCATGGCTTCTTCCCCTTCGGTTCTTCCCAAGGCAGGTCGTCCTCCAGATCGGCGAACGGGTTGGCTGAACTCGGATTCATGGGATCGGGCGTCGGCGGCATGCCACGTACAGGCGGGTACTTGCTCGCCTCGTGGTGCTCAACCATCGCCTCGGTGTAGCAAGTGACGATGGCGTCGATCACCTGCAGCGCCTCGGCTTCGGAGTAGTTGCCCAGCGGTTTGGTGAAACCGATCTCGCCCGCCGCCTCGCCGAAGGACTTGAGGCACTTGCGCATCGCGGCCAGCTCGATATCAGAGGGATCGATCATGGTGACCCCCTTGATGTCGGTGCGACCATCCTTGGCGCGCAGCCAGTTGCCGTACATCGCGTGGAACGCGGTCTGGCAGCGCTGCGAGCAGAACACCCAGTCGATGGGGTAGCGCCGAGGATCGCCGACACCGTGTCGGTTGTCGGTGTGACCGAATCCCCGGGCCTGTCGTTTGCAGACCCAGCATTTCACGCCCCCTCCTCAAAGTCTTCGGCCAGCAGCGCCAACTGCAGCGAGCCGCCAGCGAAGGCGGCTTCGCAGCGGCGGTCGAAGTCGCGGTAGCAGGTCGAGCTGCGCGCAATGGCGGTGACCGCGTGAATCTGCGTTTCCAGACGGGCGAGGCCCTGATCGGACAGCCACTGGTGGTGCTTTTGCGAGATGCCCTTGCGAGCGCGGATCTCGTCAATCAGCGTGGCGGGCAACACCGGCCCATAGACCCAGCGCTGCGTGATCTGGCCAACAACGTGGGGCGGGTTCTGGTCGTGGCCCTGGTACTTCCAGCCGAACAGCCGGTATAGGGCGCGGTAGTAGTCCGGGTGGAAGCGACGCTCCCACGAGGAGCACGACTGGCGCAGCAGCTTGGAGATCAGTTCCTGCAACGCGTCAGGCGCGCGGTGGTACTGGTAGCCCGTCGCCTCGTCGATCAGCGCGACCTCGCCGGTGGTGGCCAGCGCGCGCATGATCTTCATGCAGTTGGGCACGATGCCATGGCGGGCCTTGTGCAGCGTGCCGTTGATGGCCGCGCTGACCACCGCCGACGCGACGTCGGCAATGATCCCGGCCGGGAAGAACTGCGCCTGCCGACCCGATGGCAACAGAATCGGCTCACGAGTTTTCTCCAATGCCGACAATGAGTTAGGCGCGAAGTCGGCCAGGAACCGGGCAAATCGGCCACCCTTGTGTGTCTCGTGGAAGCCCAGCAGCTTGGACAGTTGGCGACGAACGTAGCCACGCTCGCCGCCCTTGAGGACGACGGCCTCGCATTGCAGATCGCCGAAACGCACGACGCCGTAGTGGCTGGCAGTGAGGACGGTTGTATTCATGGCCGTTTCCTCACTGAGCCCAGGACGGTTTGCCCGTCACTGGCGCGCGTTGGGAGGTGGGCACGGCGAAGGCAGGAGCCGCCTGTGCCGGAGCGCCGGAATTGCCACCGCCCGGGCTGACCTTCGGCGGCACGCCCTTCAATTTGGCGTAGTCGGGGTGGTCGGGCTCGACTGCAAGCTTGACCACGTTGCGGTCTTGGCCCTTGGCGTCCTTCTCGATATCGACGCGCGCCAAGAACTCCAGTCCGTCCAGTTCGGCAAAGCCATTGATGCGGCGCGCGGCTGCGGCCTGTGGGCTGTTGTCCTGCGGATGGACATTGCGAGCACTGTTGAGCGCAGCGCGGATGAAGCTGCGCCCCATCTGGCCCCAGGTCGGGCCCTTCTTGGAAAGAAGTCCGACGTTGCTCCACATCTTGCGTTTGGCATGGTCGCCAGCGGTGACCACGAACTCGGCAGCCAGATAGATGGAACCAGTCTCGAACGACTCGGTGGCGTAGCCGCCACCCCAGCCTTGTTCGGGGTCGTCATAGCCACCCGGTTTGATGGTCATGCGCACCGGCACGACGGTGCCCTTGGGGATCAGATCGAAGCCGGATTGCTGAGAGTCGGCGTCGTTGAAGTCATTCCATGCGTTCATTGCGATTACTCCTGAGATTCGATGTGTGTGGGGTTGGCGGCGCTGGCGGGCGCGGGGATTGCGCCCGCGCACTTGGCGATCAGCGCGCCGAGATGCGGCGGCTCCAACAGGTCGAGGCGACCGCTGCGGTCTTTGGCCGGGAAGCCGTAGGGATTGACGGTGTGCGTGACGAAAGCGCGGTAGGAGCTGCCGTCCTCGGCCTTGATCTCGGCCAGCGTCACGACCTCGTCGACGATGCCGGGCAGCTCCAGGCTGGTCTTGCTGCCCTCGATCTGCGGGACGAACACCTTGCGGTTGAAGTCATCCAGTCGCTCGTCGAGGATCGCCACGAACACGACGTTCTTGCCCCGGGCGTGCTGCAGGTGCGTCAACGCGCCGATCATTTCCTGGCCGAGCAGCCCGTAGGCCGCGCGCAGATCGGGCTTGCCGGAACGGTCACTGACCGCGCCGGGCTGCGTCTTGCACCACGCAAAGCACTGGCGAGACAGTTGCGTGATCGAGTCAAGGAAGAAGGTCTGGTAGCGACCAAGCTGCGTCGCATCGCCAAACTTCTCGATGACGTGGTCGTAGTGCGCCTGGGAGAACGCGCTCTCCGGCGGCAGCGACTTGTCCGGGCCTGCGAGGAACACGAAGAAGTCGCGGCTCTCGGGCCAGGACGCCGGGCGGATGGTGTCGCCCGGCCAGTCGGCGACCGCCAAGTCGCCTGCCTCGATGTCAAGGAACAGCGTGGTGGCGGGGTCGAGGTCTTTGAGCCGGGACGTCTTGCCGATGCCGGACTTGCCCAGCATCAGCAGCTTCACGCCCTTGCGCTCGGCCATCCGCTCGACGGCGGACACGATGGATAGCCTCT